ACCGGACCGGGGGGCACCGGCCCGGGTGGAACGGGGCCCGGTGGAACTGGGCCGGGCGGCACAGGCCCCGGCGGCACGGGTCCGGGCGGCTCATCGAACTGCCTGCTCTACGGCACGCTCGTCACGATGGCTGATGGCCGCCGCGTGCCGATCGAGATGCTCACGCCCGGCGACATGATCGCGTCGCTGATTGTGCCGGGTCTCAAGACCGACCTGCCGTTCGGCCGCCAGTACGAATGGATGTCGACCTGGGGTCTCGCCGGCGCGTGCGTCAAGCCCGCACGAGTGTCGAGCGTGGAGCTCGGCGAGCACGACGGCTTCTTCCTCATCAACGGTCGCATCAAGGCGACGTTCGAGCACCCGTTCCTGATCCGACGCGACCACGAGGGGCATGAGGCATGGGGCTTCTGCGCCGCGGAGCTTCTCCGCGTCGGCGATGTGCTCATCACCCAGCAGCCGAACGCGAGCGGCGACGGCCTCGCCGAGGAGCCGATCGTCACCGTCGAGAAGATCAGCGGCCGCGTCCGTACCGTCTCGATCTGCGTGCCCGAGACCAACACCTACCTGGCCGATGGCGCCTGGACCCACAACACCGGCCCGTCGATCCTGACCCAGACCTCGAGCGGCTCAAGCAGCAGCAGCGGCAGTTCCAGCGGCAGCAAGTCGAGCGGGTCGAGCTTCTCGTCGTCCTCCTCGGGCTCGTTCATCTTCACCGCCGGGAGCAGCAGTAACGTCCTGTCGGCCACGAGCGGCTCCGGCAGCGGCTCGCAGACCCTCGGGAACACTGGCAAGGGATAGCGCGCTGCTACCTTCGAGTGGTCGAGCGCCGGCCCGTGTCTCTGTTCGGGCTCCGGAACGTCTCGAAGAGGGTTGGCCCAGCACTACTTACTCGGATCGGTGGAACTCCGCCGACCCAACGGTGAACGGTGAACGCCCGCGAGGCAACTCGCGGGCGTTTGCGTTGGTAGGCCAAGGATTCGCAAGGGGCTACGAGTGAGTGCGCTCTCGCCGAGTCTCTGTCCGCGCCTCGCGCGCGACACACGATCGCACGCTCTGGGAGAGTTTGGGGCGAGAGTCTCGGAGTCTCTTCACCCGAGACTTGGCTCGGGTTATGGCAGGCGTGGTCATCACCCGGCGGTCGCTTTGCGTGGCGCGTCGCGCGAGCGACCCTCACCGGGCCCTCATCGGATCCGCCGCGCACGCTCCAAATCGACCCACGTTCTGACAATGTCCGGGAGTCGGGTTACGACCTCACGCCCGACGAGAACCTCGTCAACGTATCCCATGTGCAGCATGTCGACGATGCGGCACAGATAGGACTTACCGCAATCCCACCATGTGTACCGTGCATCGATCATCAGGTAGTGCAGCACGTTGATACCCTCGTGCTCGCGAAGCTCCTCGAGCTCCATGCCGTCTAGGAGGCTCTCGTACACCCCATCAGCAACCCGGCTTCCGAACGTGGTGGTGTAGTAGTACTCCTTGATCTCCCAAACCGCGATCGGGTCCACTACGGCGGGGAACGCGCCGTCGACGCGGCGAGCGAGCGTCCGCAGCGGTTCTCCACCACGACGAACCGTGGTCAGCTCCCGAGGATCATGATCGCACGACAAGCCATCGGCGTTCGCCTCGATCAGCATGTTCACGAGACCGGTCAAGTACGCCGGCGCCTTCTTCTCACCCTTCTGCTTGTTCATCGGCAGCGGGCACTTCGGGCACAAGCGGCGGCTCAAGTCGTCGAATAGATCCCTGGCCTCCCCAGCGTCCATGAGGTTTGGACGGACGGAGTCATGAAGCAGCCGTGCACGATGCTCGAAGTAGTCAAGAAGCAGTTGCCCTCTCGCGGTCGCGCGACCATCTGCGCTGAAGAGAGAGCCGCAGGACAGGCCGAGCTTTGTGTACGCGGCCACGATCTCAGCCTGCGATGGGATCAGAATCTGACTTTCGCCACGCCGCGTGTATCCGACCGCCTGTCCGATCGTGCGCACGTGAGCCCAGAACGACTTGTCCTGTCGCGAGTATCGTGCATCAGCGAGCATGCCGACGCCCTCGAACCCGTTCGATCACCTCGTCTGGAGACAGGGCGAGCGCGGAGCAGACGGTCAACACCTCGACGAACTCGAGCTCACGCTCGCCGCACTCGTACTTGCTCACGAACGACTGCGGCTCGCCGAGGCGGTCACCAAGGTCCACTTGGCGAAGCCCGCGTTCAAGCCGGGCATCGCGGAGCACCCGGCGAAGGCGCTCGCGTTGGCCTCGCAACGACGACTCGGGGATCATCTCGCTGAGGATAGCATCTCTGGCGTCGTATCCCGTTTTCGGATATAGTTCGGGTGTCGAGCCCCTACCCTGCTGGACCTCGAACACGAGGACCTCTGTGTCCCAGATTGACCTCTTCGATCCATCCTCATCGCCGCCACGGTCCCGCCCGCGTGGGCAGCTCCTGAAGTGGATCGGCAGCAAGCACCGGGTGTCGGACGGCATCGCGAGCTTCTTCCCACGCGAGTTCAAGAGGTACTTCGAACCCTTCTTGGGCACTGGGGCGGTCTTGGGCGCGCTCGCTCCAACCTCGGGTCTCGGTTCCGACGCATTCGCTCCCCTGGTCGAAATCTGGCGGACGCTCAAGACGGACCCCGACACGTTGTGCGACTGGTATGAGAAGCGGTGGCGACGATTCATGTCGGGCGACCGCGTGGCCGAATACGAGCGGGTCAAAGCGGCGTTTAATCGCAAGCCAAACGGCGCTGATCTCCTGTTCCTGAGCCGAACCTGCTATGGCGGAGTCGTACGGTTTCGCCGCGACGGCTACATGTCGACGCCATGCGGACCACACCGGCCAATCCCGCCCGAAGCCTTCGAGTCGCGTGCCCGCGAGTGGCATCGCCGGGCACGTGGATGCGACTTCGAGTGCCTTCACTTCGCCGATGCAATGTCACTCGCGAAGCGCGGCGACTTGGTCTACTGCGATCCGCCTTACAAGCACACGCAATCGATCCTCTACGGCGCGCAGAGCTTTGACCTTGGCGAGCTTTACGTCGCCATCGATCGATGCAAGCTACGAGGGGTCAAAGTGGCCCTGAGCATCGATGGGAGCAAGAAGTCGGGGCAGGTCGCGTGCGAGGTCGCAGCGCCTCCCGGGCTCTTCGAGCGCGAGATCACCGTGCCGTGCGGCCGTTCGATGCTCCGCCGATTCCAGATGTCGGGGCAGACGCTCGAGGCTGAGCATGTGGCGGATCGACTGCTCCTCACCTATTGACGTCGGGCTCGACGCCAACGAGCGGTCAGTGCTCCCATGTTTCAACCAGTGGCGAACCGCGATATCGGATCGCGCCGCGGCGGACACTCCGCGCGCCGACGGCGTACATCCCAAGTAGCCACATCCCGCCCTTCACCCCGCAGTCGCCGGTCGGACCGGCGCCACGGAGCCGCCGCATGCGTGCACGGACGCAGCCATCGCTTTCCCCTGCCCAGCGCCGCCGCGAGGTCGCCAGCATCCTCGCCGCTGCGATCGTTTGGCAGCACCGACGATCGCGGCTCACGGCCCGAGCCGCATCGAACTTGTCGGAGGAATCCTCGCCCCCGGGCCTTGAGGTTCCGGCGCGGTTGCCGCTCAGTGTGGCTCGTACCCGCGGGTGAACCGCGGGAGATGCACGGAGACCCACATGACCACACTCGACGTCACCAAGGAACTGGCGGCCCTTTTCCGCATGACCGTCAGCCAGCTCCACGACCGCTACGCCGAGGTCTTCGGCGAGTCCGCTCGGAGCCGCCACCGGCAGTACCTCGTGCGCCGGATCGCGTGGCGCATCCAGGCCAACGCCGAGGGCGGCCTCTCGGAGCGGGCGCTTCGCCGCGCCGAGGAACTGGCCAACGACGCCGACGTACGCGTCACGCCGCCTCGCGGGGCGCTGGCCCGCCCAGCGCGCACGACGCCGCCACGGCCCGACGTCGTGGCCGTTCCCCCCGACTTCGACCCCCGCCTTCCCCGGCCCGGCACCGCGATCGTGCGGGACTACAAGGGGCGACGCCTGCTCGTGACGGTGCTCCCCGACGGCTTCGAGTACGAGGGCCAGCGCTACCGCTCGCTCTCCGCCATCGCGAAGGCGATCACTGGCTCGCACATGAACGGCTTCCGCTTCTTCGGCCTCGAGGCACCGCGATGAGCCGACGACCGGTCAAGCCCGACGCGGCGTCGAAGCAGGTGCGCTGCGCGATCTACACGCGCAAGAGCACGGAGGAGGGGCTCGCTCAGGAGTTCAACTCTCTCGATGCACAGCGCGAGGCGGCCGAAGCATTCGTCGCGAGTCAGAAGACCGAAGGATGGACGGCCCTTCCCGACCGCTACGACGACGGCGGCTTCACCGGGGGCAACACCGAGCGCCCGGCGCTCCAGCGCATGCTCGCCGACATCGCGGTGGGCAAGGTCGACTGCGTGGTGGTCTACAAGGTCGATCGGCTTTCCCGATCGCTCCTCGACTTCACCAAGGTGATGGAGACGTTCGAGCGGCACGGCGTCTCCTTCGTCTCGGTCACCCAGCAGTTCAACACGAGCCACTCGATGGGTCGGCTCACGCTGAACATCCTGCTCTCGTTCGCCCAGTTCGAGCGCGAGATCATCGGCGAGCGCATCCGCGACAAGCTCGCGGCCCAGCGTCGGCGGGGGCAATGGGCGGGTGGCAAGCCAGTGCTCGGCTACGACGTCGACCGCTCCGGCCAGAGCCCGAGGCTCATCGTCAATCGCGAGGAGGCCGCGCGGGTGCGAGCGATGTTCGACCTGTACATCGAGAACGGCTCGCTGCTGCCTGTGGTCACCGAGCTCGCGCGGCGCGGGTGGGCCAACAAGACGTGGACCACGCGAGCGGGAGCGCCTCAAGGGGGACGCCCATTCGACCGCCCCACCCTCTACGCGCTCCTCACGAACCCGATCTACGCGGGTCGCATCACGCACAAGGGCGAGGAGTTCGCGGGGCAGCACGAGGCGATCGTCACGACCGAGCGATTCGCGGAGGTTCAGCGTCGGCTCGCCGCGAACGGCCGTCGCGGCGCGGCGGCGGCTCGGGCGGAGAGTGGCGTGCTGCTGCAGGGCTTGATTCGATGCAAGTCGTGCGGCTGCGCGATGGTCCACGTCCTGGCCGGAAGCGGCGCGAAGCGATACCGGTACTACGTGTGCTCGCGGGCCAACCGCACGAGCCGATCGCAGTGCCCGACCAAGTCGCTTCCCGCGGCCGAAGTGGAGCGCGCCGTGGTCGACGAGCTCCGCTCGCTCGTGCGTGACCCTGCGCTGATCAAGGAGACCGTCGCCGCCGTACGCACGCTCGCCATCGCCGAAGCGGACTGCCTCCGTGACGAGTTCGCGGCGCTGACGAAGTCGCGGGGTGCGATGGACGCCGAGCTCCGGCGCCTCGCGAGGATTCCTGATCGCAGCCAGCCCGACACCGCCCGGATGGCCACGCTTGCCGACGACGTTCGTCGGGCTGATGATCGGATGGCAGCGCTCTGCTCCGACGTCGCGCGTACAGAGGGCAGCGTCGTGTCCGAGGCCGACGTCGCGCACGCGCTCGCCGAGTTCGACGCGGTGTGGGACTCGATGACCCCATGCGAACAGAGCCGACTGATGGCGCTCCTCGTGGCGCGGGTCGAGTTCGATGCCGACGACAGCAGCATCGAGATCGGTTTCCACGCCGCCGGGCTGAAGGTGATCGCGTCAGGCGGCTACGAGGAGGCAGCATGATCACCGTCAAGAAGTCCCTTCGTCTCTCCCGTGGACCGCACGGCCAGCGCCGGATCGAGAGGCCCGACGGACCGCTGAGGCCGGCTGTGGGACCACGGGTCCCCCGGATCGCCAAACTCATGGCCTTGGCCATCCGGTTCGACCGTCTGCTCCGAGATGGCACCGTCCGCGACCTGTCCGAACTGGCCCGGCTCGCCCGGATCACGCAGCCGAGGGCCACCCAGATCATGAACCTGACCCTGCTGGCACCCGACATTCAGGAGCAACTTCTTTCACTGCATGGAGTTGCGGACGGAAGGGAACTGATCCACGAACGCTGCCTTCGCTCGGTCGTGGCGTGTCTTGACTGGGATGAACAGCGCCGGACCTGGAGACGACTCTGCGACCGCTAGGAATCGACAGTGCCCGCGTTTCGATCCCACCATCTTGTGGAATCGAGCGGCTGGAAGTCACCCCGCGCGATGCGTATTCTCGCCTCCGTGGGGGGCCCGGGAGGTCCGGGTCCTGTTCGGCCAGTCGAGCGGCCGACGTTCCTGCAGTTCATCTCCTGAGCACTTGCACGATCGGTCGCCGATCGCGTGCCTTCGGCCGATGGCTGAGGACAGCGGGTGCATCGGCGCTGATGAAGATCAGTGCTCGCGAGCGATCAACAATCCGATGACCAAGCCGTTCGACCCCAAGCGCACTCTTCGAAGCCTCAGTCCAGAGCTCCGCCGCCGTCTCCTTGAACACCTCCGTGTCTCCGATGTCGAGTGGGACAAGGTCACTCCACGAAAGCTGAGCCCTCTCATCGACAGAATCCTCGCGCTGCCGCGCCCCGACCTCCTTCGGATTCAGTCTGTGCTGCACGGGATTCACATTCTCGACAACGAGCCAGGCAGTCAGATCCTGATCACCCAATGCAGACGCGATCGGGCCGACATCGCCGGGGAGGTCGCTGGCACGCCGGGCACGACGGATCGCGCGGCCCTCGCATACCTCCTCGCGAGCGACGTCTTCCAACTCGCGTCGAGACTCGCGCGACTCCAGGCGCTCGCCAGCAGCCAGTACTGGGCGCGCCGCGAGTCCCTGCCCAAGATGACCGTGCCCATCTCGGACGCGACGCGAGAGAGGCTGGGGGAAGTGCTCTCCATGCACTTCAGCAACACGGAGATGCGCGGACTCAGCAAGCTCGTCGAAGCCGAGCCGCTCCCGGACGGCTCGACCTGCATCACCTGCTACTTTTCGAGCTACCCCGACGCCGAGGTCGTGTTCGACAACGGTGAGCCGGTGCGCCAGGTGTCGCTGAGAGCATTCGAGGTCCTGTTCGTCTACGACCCAACCGACGGCGCGCTTGAGATGCACGCACGCGGCGGGCGAAAGGTCCGCGAGCCGATCGCCCGCATCTTCGCGAAGGTCGTACTCGACCACGAACTCGAGCCGGAGCGATCGGCCAAGCCAACGTACACGCTCGATCACCTGCTCGACCCGGCGTTTGAGCTGGTCGTCGATCCAAGCCTGCCGGTGTGCGATCCTCGGATCGTCAAGCTGCGGCTCGAGCCCATCGACGCTCCTGGAGAGTATGTCGAAATCCGCGTGGCCGATGACGCTGCGCCTGCTCGCATCTACGTGGCGCTCGCGGAGTATCTCAATCGCGTTCGACTTCCCCGCGCTCGCGTGCAAGTCCGAAGCGTTCGCTTTGGAATGAGCGTCACTCTCGGCGGGACCGAGGAAGAGGTCTTTCTCGACGTCACTGTGCCGGGCACGACGAATCTGAGGGGCATCGAGGAGTTGCGGGACATACTGAGGCGATGCCTCGCTGACTGGAAGATCACCGTTGCAAGTGCTGAACCGACTGTTGTCGCTGCTTGAGTCCCCCGCGCCGTCGCTCGTCACGAACGAACAAGACGCAGCCTTCGTCTCGCTTCGGTCGGCTGGGCTCCTTCGCGAGAGTGCGACGGCGAAGGCTGTGTCCTGCCCGTCATGCGATGACGGGCGCCTACTTCACGCCCTCCGACCGGTCGCAGATGATTGCGGGCGGAGAACTGTCGTTTGCGCCGAGTGCGGCATCGTCGACATCGACCCGAGCGCGATGCGCCGGTGGACGGTCGACGGATCTGCGTTCGCGCGATGCGTGAGGCGTGGCCTTCCGTGCGAGGGGAACCTGACAGCCCGGATCGCCGACCGCCTGTGGCGGCTCGGGCGCGTGTCTCTCGACGATTTGGACCGCGACATCTACCTAGCGCGAGGGCTGACTCGCGATGACGCCGATCGCACCATCTGGGCACAGTCTTGGTCGCGCTCCGACGTCGTCATCGTGACAGCAACTCCGCCGTCAGAGCCCGCGCTTCTCGTGCGCCCGGCGACCGTTGAAGTTTCCGAGTTTGTCTGCTGGACCGACAAGGGGCCGGTCGCAGACCACGGGGCGCTCGTCCGAGCGATCGCCGCGGCGGACGCGATCGCCGACCGGCTCGACAATCGCGTCACGCTCGCCGACATCGAGGCGATCGTTGAAGTGGCGGTCGAACGTCAGGCGGAGTACACGCCGAACGATCGGCTCGCGCTTCAGCTCGCCGCGATGGGTGGCTCGAGTCGTCAGATCGAGGTGGAGCTCAGAAAGCGGAAGATCGAGATGGACCACGCTTCGATCGCGAGGCTCATCAAGCGAGCCAAGGAGGGCGGGCTGCTGGAGCGAGTCGCGGCGATTCGCGAATCCGCCAATCTGTCGCAGAAAAAAAGCAGGAATCAACTTCCAAGAAACCGCTAAGTTGCCTGTGCTGCTGGCTTTGCGCAACGCTCCGTTGCAACCGTAATCCGTGAATCTGTCGCATCGTTGCGACACCGCGGCGACGGGTAGTGGCCAGCAGCCATTGCCCGCACGCCCGTTCCTCGGGGCTTCATCGCGACATCGTGTCGCGGCACCGCTGTCATCGCCGAGCGTGCTCCCGAACCTGCTGGCCTCGGAGTTACTCCGTGGCCGATCACCCTCTCGACCTTCTCGACCATCCCACTGTTCGCCGCGCTGTCCGGAATCGCGGACTGACGCTCGCCCGCCGTCGCGACTTCGCCCGCGACGATCTCGCCGACATCCAGAGCGCGCTGCGCGTGCTGGTCGCGCCACGCCTCAGACTCTTCGACGTCAGCCGATCGAGTCTCCACACCTTCGCGACCCGAATCACTCGGCACGCGGCGGCGACGCTGATCCGAGACCGCCATCGCGACAAGCGCAAAGGCGAGATCCACACACAGTCGTTCGACGCGCTCCCGCCTGATCCGAACGGCGACCCGCGATGCGCCGAGACCGTCAGTGAGGCAGACGCCGCGCGCCGTCGAGGCGCCGATGTTCGCGACGCCATTGACGACCTCATCACCCGACGGTCAGTCGACGAGATCGTCGCCAAGCTTCATCCCGACCTCGTGATCGTGGTGCGCGTCCTGCGAGAGGACGCACCGGCGGCTGCCGCCGAACGGCTCGGCATCTCGCGACACCGAATGCGCGTCCTGATTGCCGAGCTGCGCGAGCACTTCAGTCGCGGCGGTTTCGGCCACTGATCGCACCACTCCGGACAGTCGTCGTGCAGACGGCGTACATCCCAAGTAGCGGCGATCCCTCGCCGACCCTCATCATGAACACCAGCGTCATCCGATTCTCGTTCGCGCCGAGCGTGTCCCTCGCGGATGCCGAGGCGTCGCTTCTCCTCGCCGCCGTTGCGACCGAAGGACTTCTCGGCGAGACGGCGGTGAGGCTCGACCTCGCCTACTTCGTGGACCCACCTCGCCGAGCGATCTTGGTCGATGGCACCAGCGAAGTCGGCTTCGTGGCCGTCCGCATCTTCACGCAGCTTCTCGCCCGTGAGTTCGGCGGGTCCGCCTTCGAGGTGCTTCGCATCGGGTCCCTAGGCAATCGGTCACAGGGAAACGGATCAGGGCGGATCAGCGGAGCGGCGGCGTGAAGTCGCGGCTGACGTACAGTGCGCTCAACTGCTTCCGCAACTGCCCGCGAAAGTACCAGCTCCGGTACGTCGAACATCTCCGACGTCCCGAGCGGCCGGATGCCCTCGCCTTCGGATCGGTGATCCATTCCGCGCTGGAGTCGTGGTATCGAATCACGGACGATCTGCACCGACTCCTAAAGGTGCAGGCGCTGATCGATGCGGCGTTCCCGCTGCGCGACGCCGATCCCGAGGTCCGCCATCACTGGCATCTGGCTCGGGCGATGATCGAGGGCTACGCCGCTCGGTACCCGACCGAGCCCTTCGAGGTCGTCGAGATCGAGAAGGAGTTCACCGCCGAGATCCGCAATCCGGACACCGGGCGTGAGAGCCAGACGTTCGTCATCGGCGGAAAGGCCGACGGCATCGTCCGGCTCGACGGCGAGCTGTACCTCCTCGAGCACAAGACCGCGTCGAGCATCACGTCGGACTACCTCGACCGACTCTGGACCGACACGCAGATCGCGCTGTACTCGCACTACCTGCGGGAGCTCGGCTATCCGATCGTCGGCGTCCTCTACAACGTGTTGCTGAAGACCCGGCTGCGCCAGCGCGCCGGTGAGACGCAGGACGAGTTCGAGATCCGTCGCGCCGAACTCGCCGCGAAGAACAAGTCGGGCCGCTCCACCGCGCAGCGGCAGGAGCCCGAGACCGACGCGGAGTTCCGCGCCCGGCTCGCCGACTGGCACGCCGCACCCGGCGCCTTCCACCGCGAGCGCATCTACCTCTCCGAGGACCGCATGGCCCTCCTCACCGAGGAGGTCTGGCAGATCACGCAGCAGTACCTCGACGCGAAGCGCCGCGGGAAGTGGCTCCTCAACACCTCGCACTGCTTCAGCTTCCAGCGGCCGTGCGACTACCTGCCGCTCTGCCAGTCAGGCTTCAACCCGAACGTGCGCGCCAACCTCTACGAGGTCGTGCCGCCGCACGAGGAACTCACGCAGCTCACCGTCTCGGCCGGCGTCGACGACTCGTTCTGACCGCCAACCGGAAGGACCACTCCATGCCCATCGCCTTGCCCACGACCAAGTCGACGCCGACATCGACGCTCGCCACGAAGACCACGCTCATCTACGGCCAACCGAAGATCGGCAAGAGCACCTTCGCCAGCCAGTTCCCCGACGCGCTCTTCCTCGAGTGCGAACCGGGATTGAGCGAGCTGTCGGTCTTCAAGATCCCGACCTACTCGTGGGAAGACTTCCTCGCGGCCTGCAAGCTCGTCGCCGCGGGCGACCACCAGTTCAAGACCATCGTCGTCGACACGGCGGACAACGCCTTCAAGCTCTGCTCGGACCACATCTGCGCGAAGCACAACGTCGAGTACGAGGGCGATCTCCCGCACGGAAAGGGCTGGAGCTTCGTCAAGAACGAATGGCACCGGGTCCTCACGCGGCTCGCGAGCCTGCCCTACGGGCTGGTCCTCATCAGCCACGCCGTCGACCGGCAGATCGAGACGCGAACCGGTGAGTACACGAAGACGCTGCCGAGCCTTCCGGATCGCGCGCGGCATGTCGTGCTCGGCCTCGTCGACATGATCCTCTTCTGCGACACCGTTTCGCGGAAGGACGAGCGTGGCCAGATCACCGTTCAGCGCGTGATCCGCACCAAGCCGCATCCGACCTACGAGGCCGGCGACCGAACGGGCCGACTGCCCGACACGCTGCCTCTCGACTACGCGGCCTTTGCACGGTGCTTCGACGCGCCGGCGATCGCTGCGCTCACGACCACCACCGACCAGAACGCCTCCACGGCACGAAAGGACGCAGCGCGATGACCACGACCTTCGCCAACGGTTCAGCACATCCGGACGAGTTCGATCCATCCGATCGACCGAACGCTTTCGGCGGCGCTCGGAGCGCCGGGCCCGCCGATCTCAGCGCCTTCGACGCCGACTACAGCGAGGTCGAGGCGCCGAGCCACGACGACGTGCCCGACGGGAAGTATCAGGTCCGCGTGCATCGCGTCGAGCTCGGACAGAGCCAGGCGGGCGATCCGATGCTCAAGTGGGATCTCGTCGTGATCTCCGGCTCGCACGCGGGCCGCCACGTCTTCAAGAACTCGGTGATCACGCAGAAGTCGCTGCCCTTCGTGAAAGGCGACCTCGAGACGCTCGGTGTCCGGCTCGCGAAGTTCAGCGACCTGCCGAGACACCTCGACGCGTTGCTCGACCAGACGATCGAGATCACACAGCGGACGAAGGGCGAGTACCGGAACGTCTACCTCAACCGTCGCATCGCGGTTCCCTCCGGGGCGCGCGACGGCGGCGTCCGTGGCGACGACTCCATCCCGTTCTGATCGCGCCGTCCGCGCCTCTCGCACCCCGACCGTCGTGGGGCCGCCTCCGCAGTCCCCGGCCTCCTCATCGAGGTCGGGGACCGGGGGTCGGCTTGGAGCCGCCAGTCCACGGAAGGACACCGCAGATGGACTTCAGGATCGTCATCGACACCCGCGAGCAGCATCCCTACGGGTTCTCGTGCGCGACCGAGCGCCGCAAGCTCGATGCGGGCGACTACTCCGTCGCTGGCTGCGAGACGCAGATCGTCGTCGAACGGAAGCGCCTCGCCGACTTCGTCCACACCGTCATCCATGACGCGGATCGATTCCGTTCCGAACTGGAGCGCCTCAGGACCTGCGCCTTGGCATGCATCGTGGTCGAGGCGGATCTCGACGCCGTGCTCCGCGGGCTTCGCCAGTCCGACCTCCGCATGGTGACTCCGTCGGCGGTCCTCGGAGCGGCGATGCACATCGCGATTCAGTATCGCATCCCCGTCCAGTGGTGCGGAAGCCGCCAGGCGGCATGTGCGTTCACGGAGCAGTTCCTCCGGATGGCGGTCCGCGAGGGTGCCGTCTCCCTGCCCCGCCCGGATTCGGGGGTGGCCCATGCCTGACGTCGTCACGGGCACGGTCGAGCGGACCTACTACAGCGACGCGGCGTTCTCCGCTGGCATGCTCCGCACCGACGACGGCGCGAAGGTGCGGTTCCGCGGCAAGTTCTATGCCGCCGCAGGCGACCGCCTCTCCGTGATCGGCAAGTGGACGATCGATCCGAAGTACGGCCACCAGTTCGAGGTGCAGCAGCTCGACTACGAGCTTCCGCAGACCCGCGAGGGGATCGTCAACTACCTCGCCAAGCACCCCGCGTTCGAGGGCATCGGAGAGAAGACCGCGGAACGCATCGTCGGCGTCCTTCGTGACGGCGAGTCGCTCGAGGATGTCCTCCGCGATCGCCGCGACGCGCTGCGCGACGCCGGAGTCACGACCAAGGTCATCGAGACCCTCGCCGCCGCCTGGACGGCGCACTCGAGCGAGAACGCGGTGCGGTCCTATCTCGCGGGCTTCGGCCTGACCCACCACCAGATGGAGACGTTGCTCGAGAAGTTCGGCACGAGCATCGTCTCGATGCTGAGGCACGATCCGTACCTCCTGATCAAGCACCTCTTCGGGTACGGCTTCACCCGCGTCGACCAGATCGCCCTCAAGATGGGGATCGCGAAGACCCATCCGGGCCGCATCGAGGCGGCGCTCTCCCACAGCCTCTCCGAGCAGGTCAACGACGGGCACACATGGACGGCGGCCGCCGACCTCGTCGACAAGGCGAACGAACTCCTGATCATCGACTCGCTCGACAGCCGCGAGCTCATCCAGGCGGCGGGCAATCGGCTGATCGAGCGCGGCGATCTCGTCGCGGACGGCCCCGCCGTGACGTCCTCGGGCATCCGCAAGGACGAGCTCCTGATCCGCGACGCGCTGCTTCGGCACGCGTGGCTTCAGCCGGATCGGATGTTCGACTCGCTGGCCGAGCACGATCTCGGCGACGACCAGCGCGAGGCCTGTCGTACCTCGCGCGGCAGCCGGATCAGCGTGATCTCGGGCGGCGCGGGCACCGGCAAGACCTTCGTCGTCGCCCGCATCGCCGCCGCGTGCCGACAGTCGGGCCGAGTGCTCTCGCTCTGCGCTCCGACCGGCAAGGCCGCCAAGCGGATCGAGCAGCTTCTGGCGAAGCACGGAGTCGAAGCGTCGGCCTCCACGATCCACCGGCTCCTTGGCTACAACGGCATCGAGTTCCGCGAGGGCATCCTCGCCGCCGATGTCGTGGTCGTCGACGAGTTCTCGATGGTCGACGTCCGGCTGATGGCCGAGCTCCTTCGGCACATCGACCTCCATCGCACGCAACTGATCCTCGTCGGAGACCACCACCAGCTCCCGCCGGTCGGGCCGGGCAACGTCCTCCGCGACATCATCGAGCACGGCCTCGCGCCCGCGACGGTGATGACGAAGGTTCATCGCCATGCGGGCGCCCTCAAGACCAACAGCGTCGGCGTCCTCGATGGTGAGATCGGCCGCAGCGCCGAGGACGATCGGTCCCGCTGGATCGTCCTCGACGCCTTCCGTGAGGCGGCGGCGATCAAGAGCCATCTGCGGGACCTGATCCTTGACGAGATCCCGAAGCGATTCGGGTTCGACGCTGTCGCCGACGTCCAGATCATCACGCCTGAGCATCGCGGCGAGCTCGGCACGAAGTCCATCAACCAGATGATGCAGTACCTGCTGTTCGGCTCGGTCGACGGCAGGTTCGCAGTCGGCGACAAGGTGATCCAGACCCGCAACGACTACGACATCAACGTGATGAACGGGACGATCGGGTTCGTCCGCGAGGCCAAGAAGGACGGCGTCACGATCGAGTTCGAGGGCAGCGGGAAGCACACGCTCGACTGGGGGAAGGCGAAGCTCGTCGAGCTCGCCTATGCGCTCACCGCCCACAAGGCGCAGGGCAGCGAGTTCCCGTGCGCGGTGGTCCTCTGCCACAAGTCGCACTTCTTCGCCGACCGCAACTGGCTCTACACGGCGGTCACCCGGGCGTCGAACACCTGCGTCCTCGTGGGCGACGACTACGGCCTGCGCCGCGCGGCCCGTCATGTCCGCAATATGAACCGTCGGACGCTGCTGAGCCTCTGGGCCGCTCGCGAGGGCAAGGAGGCCGCGGCATGAGTGCGGCATGCGAGTCGCCTCCCGCGACGATCGATCGCCTCGCGCTCCTCGAGTGGCTCCGGCCGAACTGCGAGCCGGATCGGGTTGCGCTCCTCTACCCGAAGCGTGGCGGCGAGCTCTCGCCCGGATGGGTGATGTCGCAGGCCGACGCCGAGCGGGCGATCACTTCCTATAGCGACGGGACCCTGCCGACCGAGTCGTTCCACTCGACGACGAAGAGCGGCAAGTCGTACCGGATCAAGGGTGCGGTCCGCCTCGGACTCGTCCCCCATCGCAACGGACGCGTGCTCGCGTTCTGCGTCGATCTCGACGACCACACGGGCGACGGCGGCACGGTCCACCTCCGCGACGCGATTGCCTGTTTCTTCGGTGCCGCGCCGATCGTCTTCACGTCGAAGGGCGGCAAGGGCCTCCACTGCTTCTTTCGGCTGTCCCAACCGATGGAGGCCGAGACGTTCGTCGCGTGGTCCCGCGCATGGGGGTTCAACCGACAGGGCGAGCCCGAGGTCTTTCCGAAGACGACGAAGAACACGCAGGCGTGGCTCCCGAACGAGCCGAACGAGAACGGCGGCGATGCCTACGTCTCGGGCACATTCGAGTCGTGCGTCATCGCATCGCTCCCGAAGCCGCCGACGATGAAGCTGACGACCACGACGCTTCATTTTCTGCGCGGCTTCGTCCGGCAGCCAGGACGCAACGAGTCGCTGAACAAGGCGGCGTTCGAACTCGGATCGAAGCGTGCCACGCGTTCCGAAGCATCGGAACTCTGCATGCTCGGCGCACGCCTGTGCGGACTGACCGCCGAGGAGCCCGAGCAGACGAGAGCGACGTTCGACAGCGGCTACGAGGCGGGCACGAAGACGGCTCCGCCAGCCGATGCGGCGGACGGCCAGGACGGCATCGACGCCGTGCCGAAGTTCCGTCGCCTCGACGGCATCGGTAACGGCGAGCGCTTCGTCGACCAGCACGGTCGGGATGTCCGCTTCTCCTACGAGCTCGACTCCTGGCTCGTCTGGACCGGCAAGCGATGGTCGCTCGATTCGCAGGCCGCCGTCGAGGCGATGGCGAAAAAGACGGCCCGGCTGATCCTCAAGGAGATGGAGCGGGCGCTCGACGAGGCCCGGGACGCGGGCAAGACCGACGACGAGCTCGAAGCCATCGAGTCGGCCTACCGCAAGCAGTACGTCTCGGCCGCACGCGTCCACGGCGTCCGCGACATGCTCACGATGGCGCAGTCGGAGCCGGGCGTGAAGGTGTCGGTCGCGCAGATCGACGCCGGGCACATGCTCCTCAACGTCCGCAACGGGACGATCGATCTGACGACGGGCAGGCTCCGACCGCACGAGCGCGCCGACGGCATCACGAAGATCGCGCCGGCGTCGTTCGATCCCGACGCCGACTCGACGCTCTGGCAGTCGTTCCTCGACCGCATCTTCGCCGGCGACGAGGACCTCATCGCCTACATCCAGCGGGCGGT